AGAGTTAGAACTTAAAAACACTGTGTACTTTAAAACAATCGCTTCACTTAAACTGCCACTAGTTAGATTTCTCACATGAAGCGTGGCGTTACCTGCTGACGTTACAATGCCGCCTACTCCATATGCACCTAGTGTTCCACCGCTGACATGTGTGACCAACAAATGAGCCTCAGCTCCTATTTTACTATTAACAAAAGGAAACGTCACGGTTGTGTTTGCCGCTAGAAGCGCAGCATTCATAGTAATTTCTCCACAGATTTTATTCAATGTGACTGACGTTGATTTATCGGTGCCTTGAGTAATAGTTCCTCCAAACCCTGGTCGATACCCAATACCGCTGGCTGACAACAATCCACCTTTGAATATAAAAACCAAATCGTCAGTGGCTGCATCAGATCTGCAACCTATGGCTATAGTAGCGTCGACTACAGCGTCTCCTGGAGTGATTGATGCATCTTCAACTGTGACAGCAATAAATGCAGCAGGTGCATGACCACTAGGAGAAGCGCCGGTGCCGGTCCATGCATTGAAACCAATAAGACCTATTGAATCTCCGGTCTGTACAATTGTAGGAGCAGACAATGTACCTCTTCCCGATGCTAATGTAAGAGAGGTTTGATTGGCGTTCGCTCCGGTAGTAACGCCTTTTAAAAATAAACCTGTTTGTGCAGTATCTAAATTTAATATTATTGATGTTGGATCTGTGGTGGTACCTATAAGTAGATCATTGACGTTGCCTTGTATGGTATGGCTGTTGGCTCCACCGAGACTATCTGTAATAATTAAATTATTAACGAAAACCCGTCGATCGACTGCGTCAATTAATAATGAGGAATCATCGCCAAAAATCGAACCTTTTACATCACCAGTATGAAATCCATTGGAATTTCCTGTTAGTGTTCCAATTAATGTTGAACCGGCTGTGCCGGTAATGACTCCATTGACATTACCTGTAACGTTACCTACAACGTTACCAGTTAAATTGCCTGTAACATTACCTGTAACATTGGATACCACAGGTCCTACAATGGTACCTGAAATGCCGTCTACCAACAAAGTAGAATCGTCAGCTACAATAGATCCCTTGAAAGAAGTTGCACCAATAGTGCCTTGATAATTAGCTAAATCGACCACAGCTGATATACTGGCTGCTACGTCATTGTATGTAAAGGCAATTCCAGTGTGTGCGCCATTGCTGAAAAGCAGGGCTGCGGCATCTTGTGCATCTTCATTAGTATATCCGGTAATCTGGACACCACCCAGTGTAGTTCCGTTTCCGATGTATAATCTTTGATCATCGGTTACATACAGCAGTTCTCCCTGAGCCAAGGGCTGGGTCATTGCTGTTCTTTGTGTGTTGGTGCCTCTGCGAATCTGTAAGGGCATATCTATAACTCCTGGAATTGTTCTACCACATATATTTATGCCGCTGATATCAGAACACAGAGTCAAAAAAATAGCACCCGAAGGTGCTATTTTGCCCTCATTTATAAGCGCCTTGGGGCCGGCGCTAAAATAGGACTACGTCCTAATCTGCTATAGAACCGTTGCCGTTTTTAAACCCTATGCTACCACCTTCTTCTTCGATGCGTTTAATGACATCTTCAAACAAAATAGGAGCAAAGTCCGGAGTTTGTTCTACACAAACGCAGTGATACCGGGTATCTATTATATCGGTGATCTTACCACCAAATCCGGGTAACATAACACGATTGGCATGTGTATGCCCGTGTATGTTAGTACCAAAACGACCCAACGATTCCGGGTGCAAAGGAATATGACTCAAGATCATTCCGTTCATAACGTGATATGCCCGTAATTCTCTAAAGTGTTCACGATATTCACTGTCTCTAAAGATGTCGTGATTACCGCGGATCAACACCTTGTCACCGTTTAACCTACGCATAATGCCCAAGGCCTTGCGGTTGATCACAACGTCACCTAAATGGTAGACCTTGTCAGTGGGTTTTACCCGTTCGTTCCAGGCCTTGACCATTGCTTCGTCCATTTCCTCGGCGGAGTCCCATGGACGAAGTTTTGTAACACCATCGTTACGTGTGAAGCGGCAAACACCGGTGTGTCCAAAGTGCGTATCGCTTACTAAAAATACACTAGGCATAATGCCCTCCTTTCTTTAAATTCTACGTTTTCTCCAGGTGTAGTCAACACCGTCTGGGCACTTGCCGTCGACAATGCTGTCTGCTCCAAATCGTCCTACTATTTCCATTCCGTTGACTGTGATGGTAACAAACTCATCTACAGTCTTAGCCCAGTTCATTGCTAGGGCCAATGTTTCAAATTCTTTGATTTTTGTTTTGCTTTTTACTTCTATCATTGTTCTATTGTAGCACCAAAAAGAAACCCCGTCAACCAAAATCAACGGGGTGTTGTAGAAAAGCCACAGTTACCAATTCTCCACACCCGACACTTCTATTTCAAACGAGCCGTTATGTCCGTTGATATTTTGTGCAAATGTTACATAGGTAACTGAGCCAATACCGCTAGAAGTTTCTTGTGTTAGTTCAAACGCTTCGACATCGGGGAACTTAGCCAAAATATCAGAAATTCTTTCAATGTCACTACGATGTAAAACTACTGTTTTCATATATCACCTTCTCTTTCTCTACGTGCTTTGCGTTCTGCGGCTAAGACAAAAACTTTTTCGTTGTCATTGGCCCACTCTATTTCCTTGGGGAGAATGATGCCGAACTCGGTTGTTACACCATTGATGCTGTGAGGCTCATCCGGATCGTAGGTCCAACCCAGGGCCTTCATCATACGATGTTTGACCAGCAGATTAGGACTGCGAAATACTTCAGTGTCACCGAAGCCCAGCATTACACCAAGTTCGCAAACAGCACCGCTGCGGCAAACGCCAGCATGACAATGAACTATGACATTCATTCTCTGCTCTAATGCGTGTTGCAACAATCTAACAAGCTCGTTGGCCTGCTCTTGACTACACCGCATCTCTTCATCTAAGCATTCGTCCTTGGCTTCGATGTCCAAGAACTGGAATTGATGAACTTCTTTGAATTGATGCTTAGGGGTAGGAAAATCACCGGGTGGATCGCAGATTTGGATCAGCATGGAGTTGACGCCCGCATCGATGTGCTGGCCTTTGCGGATGTCACTGAGTGCTACGTTTTGAATCCATGGCATGATATACTCCTTACAATCTATATGTCACACGACCTTTGGTAAGATCGTATGGGCTGACTTCAATTTTAACACGATCGCCTAAGATAATTTTTATCTTGTGCTGTTTTAATTTACCGCTGGTATAGCAGGTAAGAATGTTGGGCAGATTATCTACCTTGACCCTGAACATGTTGCCAGGCAATACTTCTTCAACTGCACCAGTTAATTCTATAAGATCACTTTTTGGCATTTTTCTTTGATGTTACTTTGGCATCTGCCTTGTCTATGATTTGAAACACCTTGTTGGCTAACACTCGTTCTTTGCTAAAGGCTTCTACTTCCCAGGGCAGATCATAATAGTGTCCTCGGAATTTTTTGCCCATCCAAAACTTGCTATTTAGATTCTTTCCATGTGTGATCTGTCCTCGAGCATACTGTTTGACATGCACCATTTCATGTGCTAGAGCAATAATCAATCTTTCGGTGTCAAGCGCAGTGTCTATGCTCATACCTATAACAGTTGGCCCTAATTTAAACACACTGCCTCGAATGCCGTCTTTAACACTCATTCCTCTTTCAGGAACAACTATTAGTGAATATCGACTGTTCTGTAATTTCAATTCATTTCGAAACAACTGTAGACAATTTTCAACCAGCACTTTGCTGATACTGTTTCTTGCCATAACTTGAATATCCATAAGAGCTCCTTGTGTATTACTTAATTATACAGTCTTATTTGATGTTTGTCAAGTGGTGCTCCAACCAAGAATCGAACTTGAAATACATCCTTACCAAGGATGCGTTATGCCATTTAACTATAGGAGCCAATAATTTTTTCTAACCATACACACAATTCTGCATGGGGCCGCCGACCGGGGTGACATCGATCCGGAAAGTCGGAGGATTCGGACATTGCATCTAAAATAATTTTATGTTGATCTAGCAGCTTCAATTTGTCTTCTATGCTGTCTGTACAATACGGACTGTCTAGCAGATCAAGAGTGCATATTGAATGTACTATGGGAAATTCACGATTTAAAATCTCTCCGCGCCAATCTCGCTTAACATAGTCTGCTGAGGTGTACTTGTAAAAGCT